GTGCTTCCGAGATACTCTTGTGCGAAGGGATCATCTGCAAAGATCGGATGGCGTGCGGCTCGCACTAGGTGAGCTCCAAAACTAGATGCTAAGCCTGTCACCACGGGTAGCGGATTCCACCGCAGATCCAAATGCGACCGGCTGAACATAGCATCGATAACGAAGCGAGAAATTGCGACAGATACTCCGTGCAGGACATTTGCCAGTCCTAATCCCCGGAACTCGAGCAGGTCAAGAGGGAGCCGTATCGCACCGTATCCGAGGTCAGCGATCAGATGAGCTGTGTGTCTGTTCATTAGCTGTCGATAGGCAGCTTGGTATGCAATGCGCGCAGGCGATACGGAGGCTACGTCAGCAGCTGCAAAAGGGGAGGATAAGATGGTCTCCAGAGGGCGCGTGATGCGGAGGAGAGAGAGATCATGGCAGTATGCTATTGGGTTCCGGGGGAATATGGGAGCAGTTCTCGGAGCGTATACAGCTGATACTTCCTTTTCCGGCAAGGCTTCCAAGAAACTTGGGGTAACTATTCTTATGTACCATGGGCGAGCTGGATTGGCTGCAACCACCATGTTGAGTAACCCAATTGCTGCACAAAAAAAACTCTTGGAACATAATCGGGTAATCAAGCAGACTGGCACTAAGGACTCCTGCATAGTTGGAATTGATCGAGATATGACTGGCGAAAGTACCGCATCCGAGAACAGAAGCTCCCCTGTTTCCCAAGGAAGATTGGTATCTGTGTGCTATAGAGCCCCCAACAGCTTGCGATAGGTATGGGAGAAGGCTCCTTAGCGAGATGGCAGATCGTGTCTTGGCTATCTCATGCACTAATGACACAAACGAGGGTGTGATTCCAGGTTGAGTTGCAATCAGGGCGAGACGTTCATATGCTTTTTCGGCTGCGCTTGAGGTGACTATCTTGTACCCATGTTTAGTTCTCTTTTCAGCTGTATCCGTGCCAAGATACGGGTCTTCTTGTCCTCTTGCATACCAGGGGTTCTCTGAGGGAAAATAGGACAAGAGCACGCCTTCCTCCTCGGCTGCCTCCTCACCTACAATGATCTTCCAGTCCAGCGGGAGGTAAGAGGTGACACCTACAATTTTCTCCTTCCACCGGTCTGTATGCCACATTGATCGCAAGCTCTCTGCTGCAGCATATACTGGCCCGAACGCCTGGCGGGATGCAGGAAGCGTGGTGATTTTTGCTAGCAAGGTGCGAACCTCTCCTGCACTAGATGTTAATATAGCAGCGCCGGGATCCTCCTCTGACTTGTACATGAGACTCTGCACTGTACGAGTAATGGTGAACATCCGCATTGTCATCTCACGAGCTCCTACCACTGAGAAGGAGCGGAGGTCTGAAAGCAGAGTTGGGTTAAAGGGGGTTACTGCCATGAGGGAGGTTTTGAGTTCCGTGTCATAATCCTCCACAGGAGCATCTATGAGCTCATGTATATCTCTATTCTCCGTTATCTTCAACATCTGCCGGAGGCTGAGATCCAAGATCCGGTTCTCTGCTGTCTGAGAACGTCTGATGGGGATCGAATACGGGTCTTCCAGCAGCTGTTGG